CTGCTCTGGAGTGACGGGTGAGATGGAGAAGCGAATGTCTGGCGTTGCCTCGTTGAACCGCTGAGACAGCGGGATGACTTCGCCGGACTCGTCACGGGTCACGGGGTCGGCTGATTTGATTTGTGATGGCTCCGGGACAATCCAGACGGGGCCGAGATTGCCGTCGTTTTCAATGAATACCGAATCAATGCCGTCTTGCTCAATCTTGGCTCGGAACGCTAATCCAGCCTCTCTTTTTGTCAGTAACCCCAAAGCCATCGCAGACGATGCGGCTAAATCCGGCCTGTCTTTAATATCGACATCCTTGCCGTATGTTTTGTGCGTCTGCTTTTGGATTCTTTCCAATTGCTTAGCCGTCCATTTGACGCTTTGAAATCCAGCTTCTTTTATTGCTTTTTCTGAATCAGAACCGGGATTTGATCCATGCTTAAATGATACTGGATTTTGAGCTTTGAGATAGAATGAACGATTAACACCTTTTTCACCCCTCGCTCTAGCAACGTCGCCAACAGCAAACCTCTCGGCAGATTCACGCTTTTCTGCAAAAAAGCTGCCAAGGAAAGAGTTCATTTCGCCGCCGATAAATTCTGGGCGAAGTGTAGAAAACTCATTCGCGGATGTGCCGCCGTGCCATACCGGCCCCACGTTATACCCCGCCATCTTCGCCGCCTCATCCACCATGGCCTGAGCCTTCGCCATGTCGCCGCTTTCGACTGCCGCGAGATACTCGGCGTCTTGTGCGGGAGTGATGGGTGAGATGCTGAACGTCTGAATGTCCGGCTGATATGGCTTGTAAATAACATGCTTCTTAATCGGGTGATCCAAAATTACCTTTCTGTCAGTTGCCAACCCGATTCTCTCAAGGACTGCAATTTGAGATCTGTTAAGGGTGTGATCGCCATAAGTCACGTAAATGGCATCATTCGCACGAGTTAATCTCGCCCACCCTTTACTGTAAGCCTTTTCGTAATCGTCTGGAGTCTTGATCTTTACGTCCGTCAAGATTGATTCGATAACATCAGCGTGACCGTAAGTCTGCTGAACCTTTTCGAGCCTTCCTCCGCTGGAAAGCCATCCGCCGTGATACCCAATGATTGAGAATGCTACTCGATCATCATCAGACATCTTAATGGGGTTTGTTGCCGAGATGCTGAACGGCATATTCCCAGCGTCCATAATCTCCCGCGCTTCCTTCACGGCATGCATCTCCATTTGCTTCACCTCGTCAATGCCAAGCACTTTGTTAACAAATGCATCCCAGTCCTCGCCAATCTTGCCCTCATCGCGGGCTTTAGAGATTGCATCAACCGTGCCGAATACGGCTTTCAAGTAAGCGGTGAACGCCTTGATTGCAGCCAGAATGCTCTTCAGCGCGCTAACCTGCTCTTGAGTATTCGCGCCCATCACAGACGCCTCAATGGCGCGGGAGATTGATCCAGGCTTCATGCCTGTTGCGCGGCCTTGGCGGTCACGTCCAAGCACGTCACGAACGACCATTTCAGAGACGGTTTCACGAAGCATCGTGTCGTTGCCTTTACCGCTTGCTAGTGTCCGCACGTTGTCGATAAATTGAAGCTCTTGCGCGTCCGTTGTCTGAATGCCATCGAATGCTGGCAGCAATGCATTAAAAGCCGTGCGCGTTTCCTGCTCCGAAAAGGTGCCGTTCGCCATTCCTAAGCGCCAGGTTGATTCGATGTTCTCATGCAAGAACGTAATGACTTGCGGCTGTGATTCCGCCTGCGATTTGTAAAGGTTGATGATACGAGTCACGCCCTTCGCGCCATCGGCTACGCGCATAGGAAAGACATCGTTAGAGCCGTTGACGTGAGCAAAGATTTCTCTCGTATCGCTTTTGATGCCAGCGACTTCAGCCTCTGCTCGCAAAGTTTCGACGGCTTTTGCGTTAAAAGCACGCGTAGCAATCACGGCCCCGCTCGTATCACGGCGAACGCCAAACACGCCAGCATTTCCGCCTTTGACATCCTCACCCGTGAACACGGTTTCAGCCTGCTTTCCGGTGGCGTAATAACCATCGATGACACTTACCAAAGCGTCAGCCTCTTGCTGGCTTCCGACTTGGCGAAGGTCCACGGCGATTTGACGCGCTGCCTCTGCGGACTCGACGGGAATAATCGTGCCCTCGCCCGTCGTTACTTGCCAGCCTGTAGGCGTGCGGGTTACGCTTGCGGTGTAGTCGGGTGAGGTTGTCAGCAACTCGGATGCATTGACCTGCTCTTTTTGCAAAGCCTTCAATCGTTCGGATGCTTGAAGCCTCTGCTGAGCCGTCGCTTTAACCTGCGACACGTTCGCTCCTTTGGTGTTGATCTTTGCCCAATCTATCCGCATTGCGTTTTCCGCCTCGCCCCATTTTCCGGCGTTGGCTAGCTCGCTGATTCTGGCGGCAGATTCAGGCGAATACTGAGCAGCAATCAGCATGTCGGTAGAGCGCGCCATTTGACGGCCTGCGCGGAAGTCGGAAAGCTGCCCAGTTCCAGCGCCAACGATGGCGAGAGGAAGAATGGTTGAAATCAAATCTGGCACCTTTTCTGCGAAGTCGCTGAAAAATACATTCCAGTCGGACCCAGGCAGATCCTTGCTTAGAGCTTTAGAAATGCTTTGAACCGCAAGCGGCGTGACTCCTTGCGCGAACTCTTCGCCAACTTCCGTTGCTGTGCCTATCGCCGCCCGTGCTGTAAACATGGCGAGCGCGCCCGTAGTGCTGAAAATAGGCTGAGTGAATGCACGCTTTAGATTTGGGAGCTTGCCGAATAAGAAGCGGTCGGATGCAATTTCGGTGATAGCCTGAATTGGCGCTGAGATTGTGGCAATCTCGTTTGCATCATCGCGGCTCATAGTCGGATTGCTCCGACGAATCTCGTTGTAAGTCGAACGCTGGAAACTACCGAGTGTGACAGCGGCTCCAACGTAAGGGACGAATGAGCCGATTGTCATTGGTATATTTTGAACTGCACCGCTGATATTCATTCCAGCAAACTCGACGGCCTTTAGCTTTGCAAGGTTTCCAATCGAAATTTCGCGGACATCATCGCGCAAATCCATGTAATCGCCAAGCGTTGAAGATGCCGCCACGACTTCGCCGCTTTGAGTATCGGTTAGGAATGGATTGTTTGCCGCTGATGCCTCAATGTCGGACATGGCCACGCCAAGAACTGAGCTTGCTGCTGAATCCAAATAGTTGCCCAAATAACGATCAAACTCTTTTGCTAGCCGTTGAACTGACGACGCGTCACCGAGATCACTGCCAGCCGCTTGATTTGAGATTGCCTCAAGAACGTAAAGACGGTTCTCTTTTGGAACCTTGATAAGCTCTGCGGCCATAGCGCCCCAGTCCATACCTTCGGGAGCGGTGTCGATATTGCGCGCCATTTCCGTTACGGTTTTGATGGTGCTGCGGTATGGCGCAACCTTTGCGGCCATCTCGTCATGTGCAGCACGAGCAAGGCCAATGTAATTCGTCATTCTGCCAGGAATCATGTTTCCCGACTCTTTGACTTCCAGTTCTCGAAACTTGCCAAGCCACGACTCACCGCGAGCAGCCGCCATGCGTGCGGCGTTTGCCACTTTGTCTTGAGCTTGGTAATCGGTGGCGATCATGCCAAACATGTCATTGTCAGAGACATTTGATGCCGCTTGATTCTTGAAATACCCGCGAGCGATACCATCCTTGACGCCTTGCCATTCTGGAGACGCTGGATTGACACGACGCCCTAAAGCAGTTCCAGCCCACCCAGCAACGGCGGAAGATGCCAGGAAGGATTCTTTATCTTCAATAACTCCGCCAAAAGCGTTGTCATCCAGCAAGGCTTTAGCACCTCCAAACTCTTGATCTAAAAATGCAGATCGTAAACGGCGTGAGCGTTCCAGTGAGATTTCTTCGGGCGTCATGGTTTTAATTCTTGGCGTGGCTGGTTGATGGATGGCAGCACTTGCGGCGTTTCGTTGAACATGTCGAAGTAGTTTGCCACCTCGTCAGCTACCGGCATCGTCAGAACATTTTGCGAAGCTTTCCGCGCTTTCTCCGGCGTTGGATCGGTGCCGATTTGAGCACGAAAAAGCTTTTTCTTTTCGGTGGCCTCTGACTGAAACTTGCGAAACTCGGCCTCTTTGCCCGTCTTGATTGATCCGTCTTTTTCAAGCAGCGCATCCATTTTGGGTTTATAAAGCTTGGCAATGTAATCGTCATTGTCGGCAATCTCCATGCTCGCAATGTTTCCTTTTTCGCCGCCTTTCTTGCCGCCCCACGACATAGCAAGATCCGAGGCCATGTAAGGAACGGCCTGCTTGTATGCGTCCAATTCAGCGGAGATTCTGAGCATTTCCAGCCTGTCAGGATCTTTATCCATGTCATACTTGCCGATACGGGATTCAAGCTCCAAGCGCTTTGATGCCGCCTGCGCCTCTGTTAGTGGGGCCGTGACGGTTCCAGCCTGCCGAAGCTCAGCCTGTTTTGCGTCTGACAAATTCCACTGAAACTTGAAATCCTTAGCGCTTCCGCCATTCGTCACGAAGTCGGCAAAACTTGAAACTTCGCGCTGTTGAAAGTCTCGGAGAACGCCGTCAGCGTATGACTCGGCCTTGATTTTTTCATCTGGCGTAAGTTCTGGAAACGTGTCGGCTTTGATTTTTGCCTTGGCAATGATGGGGTCAAGTTCTGCCATTTTTCGGATTGTTCCCATGGCCTCAGTCCTTTTTGCCTCGTCTAAATATTCGCTAAACTCCTGAGGCTTTAAGACCCCTTGTTTGTCGGCTGTCATGACGGCGTCAAGCATTGCGGCCCCGTCGTAATCATCACGCGCCATTCTAAGCTTAGACTGGAAGTCCTCGGCGTGATACTTCTTCTCAGAGTTATTAATTTGAAGCGTTATTGCTTGTTGCTCTTCCAGCGATGATGGAATGGCTTTGTTTAAATCGTTGGCAGCTTGTCGAACTGTGGAAAAATCGCCCGTTTGTTGAGCGATGGTTAAAGCGTTTTGAACCGATAGCGCGGCGTTTCTGCCAGCCTGCTTAAACGCCCCCGCCTGCACGTTAATCGTTCCATTCGTTGACCACTCCGAGAAACGATTCGTTAGCTGTGCCCGTGCGTTTGGAGTCAGTGGCATCGCGCCAATCTCGCTTTGCAGCTTGGTTTCAAGCTCTTTCCACTTCGGCAACCATTGCGTTTCATCCTGCCCTTCTGGCGATTGCTGAAACGTGGCAAACTCCTTCTGCGCCTCGTTCATCCGAAGGCTTGCCGTCGTGAGATTGGTCACGTCGTTCGCACGCCTAGACATCTCTTGAATGTCCATCGCCACGCCTGCGACATCGCCAACGGCTTTGCCAATGCTGGCATTTGTGACGGCTGGTAGATTTGCCACTGTTGCGCGTGGCGCTTGGTTGGCGCGCTGGAGTTGCGCGGGGCTGTTGAGAATTGGAATGCGTGCCATAATTTAAGGTGCCCTTTGCGGACGTGTTGACCAAGCTTGATAACCCTGCCCAGCAGCCGAGGCCAGACCAGAAATAGCCGCGCCTGTAGCATCTCGACGCATTCCAGCAGCTTGAGCGCTTCCCATCTGCATGGCTGCGGAACTTTGGTTACGGCGCTGAAATGCTAGGTCACTTTGCGCCATCTGGTTTACTCTTTGCTGGTCTGCTAGCTCTGTCTGCTGCTTTGCCCAAGTGTCAGCCTCAAGCGCTAGACTTGAGCCGGTACCAAGGAGTGAGCCACTGCCCGCCATAGATGCCAACTGAGAAGCGCGAAATCGGCGTTGCTCTTGAACTGCGCGGCGTTGATTCTCCTCGTTCTCCATTGCCTGCCTGCGTTGCTCTTCTCCAATGGAATCGCGGAGGGCTTTTGATTGCGCCTCGGTATTAATCTCTGTCTGCCGCGCTTGAGTTTGCGCGGAGTCGTATTGCAGATAGCTGCCAGCGAGAGACGCGCCAATAAGCAAGAACGTTGAAACAACCTCATTGCACGGTGGACGTGTGGCGGAGTAGCCGCGCATAGGGCCACCTTCAATAAGCGGCAGATAGTCTAGATGTTCAGAGCGCATAAATGACTTGGAGGCTTGGCCTGTCCGCTATGTGCCAGCCATCCTTTTTGACGAGGCGGGCCAGTTCAGGGCGGCAGAAATTACGAACGAATTTATACTCTATCGGCTTTCCATTGCAATCTCTCAAATTTGAGAGAAAGGCCTTTGATGTCCGCCAAATCAGCGCCCACGCTTTTAGACTGGCTTTTAGTGACGAGTTTGGACGGCTCCAGAGGTTATCCATGAACACAAAAGGGCAGTCAAAGACGAGGTAAACAAAGCACACCATCAGCGGCCCGTTGTTGTCCTCAACTAGAAACCCGTTAGGGCTGAGTAGCTGCGGAATAATCGCCATGTCGCGAGCTTTAGCCCATGCTGCCACCGTGTCAAAATCTGCGGGAGTGTATGCGCGGATGGTCAATGCCTTTTGGGTTCTTCTTCTAGTTAGTTTCTTTTTGCATAATCCATGATTGCTTGGAGAGCTGAATTCCAAGCTGATTCAAGCTGCATCGGGCTTAAATTTGCGTAAATAGATGCATTCTTCATTGTGTGATAAAGCCACCTGTTCATGGCCTCTCTCATCTCGTGGGTTGTCCCAAGCCCATCCTTAAAGGCCTGCTTTGTTTTTTCGCTGGCGATTTTACGGCCAATATTAATCCCCAGCTCGCAAACTAAATCCTCCCAGACGTTTTCATGGTGCTCGTTGAGCATGTGATTACTCACCGCCATCTGAAAGGCGATCCGAGTTGTTCGGCCATCATTGTCGATGTAAACGCCCCCGAGCCGTTTAATCTCTCGGTCATTCAGGCTGCACTGATCTTTTAGCTTCCGAATCTCAGCCGATTGGCTGGCAAGTTTGCGTTGCAATTTTTGCCGAATTTCCTTCTTTTTGGTGAGCGTGTCCATAGTGATGTCTTGAACCATGGATCAAGCGCCAAACAAATCAAGCGCCAGAAATCCCATCAACCTCGACATCTGCCAGCAGCGCCAGCACATTAAGCGGCCAAGGATGCCGTGAGGCAATCGTCACGTCCGCGCAATTATCCCAATCTCCGCCCATTTGTTGCACCTTAGTTTGACCCGACTTAACGATGATCGAACTCGCACCCGTTGAGTAATTGCGAAGCTGGACGGTTGACAGCGGAAACTCGTTAATGCCGTCGTATTGAATCGCCGTGCCGTTGCTGAAATCGGCCTGCAAAAAGTCGCCTGTTTGAGTGGCGCGGGAAAAGACGTTGCCATATTTCGACTGAAACAGGCGGAAGGCCACACGAACAACTTTCCATCTATTCAGCTGAGCCGTGCCCGTCTGAGTGGCGATCTCAAAGCGGTTAGGCATCGCAAAGGCTGAGTAAGCCACGCCGACGATGTAGGAACCTGCGCTGTAGTTTCCAGCCACAACGGCATTTCCATTGGATACAGTGACTTCCAGTGGGCTTCCATCCGTGTTAAGAATCGTCTCGTTGTCGGTGAACTTGGTAAACACAACCTTCTCGCCGTTCAAATGACTGCCGACTGCAAACGTTGTGTTTCCGGCGCTGTGCGTGCCTGTGAGCAGCTGCCATGAGTCACAGAAACAAGCAGGGCCAAGCGTTCCCGTTGTGTTGTAGTTTGGACTATAGGAGGTCAATGCCGCGAGCATCGCCGTTCCGTGAATCGACTCCAAGGAAAAAGCGCCCGCATCGTTGTCGAAGAGCATAATCAGCGAGTCTCCAGGCGTCGCCGCGCCAGATCCATTGTCGCTGAACACCGCGCAAATTCCTTCAATCTCACGACTACCGCTGCCGAAATTATGAGATGACCATGCCGTTACATTATTCTCTCGGTCATAAGTGAAGCTTGAAAGCTCGCCGCCACGATGGACGAGCCACACAGTTGGATCTGGCGATTGAGTGCAGATGATGTCGGTGATGCCGCCTGATAACCCGGGGACATGTTCAGCCAGCAGCGACATTTCCGGCGCTGAATAACCGTCACGCTCGAAAACGTAGGCGAACTCACGGAGGCGGTTATCACGGGTAAGCCATAACAAACCATCGCCGGAAATCACAGGCTGAAGTGGGCCTGAACCGTAATGACTCCAGCGCCTGAGCCGCTTACTTTGCGGAGTCAACGCAACGTCTGAATCGCCGCTGTCAATAGTCCATTCTTCGCTCGATGTGCCGATTACCAGCGTGCGCTTGAAACTACACAACCATTGGATTTCGTTCGACTGAGTCGCGGCCAAAGTTTCATCAAGCGCCGAGGTATCAAGCGAGCCAGTGAGGAACGTGTAAAATTCGTCTGTTTGACTGCCCCAGATGCGCGTGGGTTCCGTTGTTGTCGCTGCGAAAAATAAACGATTGTCATGATACGCGCACGTTTTTGGATAGCCGCGAGAAGCCGAAAACGCACCTTTGCGCCACACCGGAAAGGTGAAGCCGATAGCTTCATTAGGAATAAGTGAATTTACCGCCAACTTTGGAACTCCGCGAACTTGAGTTGTGGATACGTAGCTCTCAATCCTGAATGGAATATCGAGCACGCTATTTGCAGGCTCGATGGCCATTACTCCTGTATTTGAAGAGCCTGTTCTAATAACAACCATGCGATACCACCCGCCAGTATTTGGCGCGTTAGCCGTGTAACTAATCGTGCCGCTTTGAGTGGTGCTAACATACCACTCTCTGATGGTGGTAAAATTGATTCGATCCAGCGATTCCTGAAGCTGGATCGTTGATAAAAGTGGCGCGTTTCCAGATGACCATTCCGTGCGGGCGAGATACGCGCCTTGAATGAATACCGACGCGCTTGTTGTCGTCCCTGTGGCTGCAAGAATACTTTCGGATGCCACTCGGCCAGTCGTGCCAGGTGAAAGAAGCCAAATGCTATTGACATCGTCAGTTGTGAACGTGGCAGCGCTGGCAATTAGCCGGTAATCCGTGATTGTGATGAGCACCCATTGAGCGCCAACTCCAGGGCGGTTTGCGGTTGATGCCGTGTTCGCTGTAATGCAAAAATAATTGCTGCCGAAGTATTCGACAATATTGCCAGCAACGTAAGCCTGATCTACGTTCCAAGATGCTTTGTAGCTGGCTTTATCCCACTTTGCGACGGTGAAAGCGGCGTCTGTATTTGCCGTTTTACAACGGTAAAGATCATTCAGGTATAGAACGAAAGCGCCCACGGCATAGCTTGTGTTTGCTACCCAGTCGTTAGCGTCGTATTCAATCAGCATCGTCACCGCATCCTTTGGCGGATCTAGCGCAGGCGCGAACTGAAAAGGAACGTCGATAAAGCTCCATGTCCCATCATTGGCGCGGATGACTTGCTTCGGGTGCTGGGTGCCGACTGTTATCGTCGTGATGTCGTTAAGAGTCACCCAATGCAGTACCCTAATCTCCGCCTCCGTGTATGTCGTCGTCAGTGTCGATACAAGCGTAAAGGTGGTTCCCTCGTAAGACCAAACGTTGATCTTGTTAATGTGGAGCGCAAGAATGAAATTTGTGCCGACTGCACGCTTGATGCCAATGGTGCGAATGCATCCAGTCACGTCAGAGCCGGAAGTGCCGAACCTAGTTCCAGGACGCTTGAATATGCCGCCATACGAGCGAGGCAGGAAGTTTTCGAGCACACGGAACCCCGTGCCGTATTTCTCAGAGTCCGTGCGGCCATCCATGATTGGCGTCATTAGCCCACCATTCATAACCGCCCTGATAGTTTGGAATTGTGCCATTAGAAACGACCTCCGCGACGTGCGTCAATAAGATGTGAATCCTCGAACGGTGGAATTCTTCGCCCGTTGCCCGTGTTTGAATCGCGGGCCTTTTTTGGAGGAACGATGAATTTCTCGTAAAACTGCCGCATTTCCGTAGCCTTGCCAGTGGCACCCGAGGTGTCTGAAGCAATGTATGAGGCAAGCAGGTAAGAGAACGCGGTGACAAAATCAGACGGGTATTTTGTGACATCGGTAACGCGTGCGATGTATTTTAAATTGATCGTCTCCGACTCACAGAGAATCAGGCCCTCCTCAAAAAGAAAACTGTTGCCGTCATCCTCATTTTGTCCGCCGTCTGCGTTGATCGACAAGGGGCGAAGGCAATCAGCCGGCGGAGTGTGCGCAAAGGAATAGGCAAATTGAGGGATTTCCACGACTTTACCCGTGCCACTTGTGTAAGTGCCAGCAAAGACGGAGCCATCCAACGTGAAATGATTTCCATTAACGGTGACATACCATTGACCATTGGCGGCGGTGACGCCTCCAACGTCTTTAACGTAAACCCTATCTCCCGTGCTGTAGCCGTGGCCGGCATGAGTAATCCTAATTAAACCGCCGTCGTCAGTCACTGCCGAGCCTGTAAGTGTGTGATATGTGACTGTCTGGTGCTTGCGTTTGGTGGCAAAGTTCCACGGGTGGGCCGTTAGAGCTTCATCCAGCGCGGTATAAACTGCGGGCGAACCATCTGGATTATACCATTTCCTGACGCTCTTGGCCTGCTGAGTAACGTCAGCGGTTAATGACGTTAACGCAGTGCCGCCAAGATGGGAGATTGCAAGTGAGGCGATTTCGGTAGCGGTGGCGGCCATGATGGATATGCAAAAGGCGGAGAAGGTTTACAAGCCCTCTCCGCCCCTTGAATTTTAAGGGTTAGTTCCAGTCGATGTATTCGATTTCGAAATACAAGACCACGGAGGCAGTGACGGAGCTTGCGGAGGCAATAGTCACAATGACTGCGGTGTTGTCGGTGGTGGTCGTATAAGCCAAGTCGCCAGCGGTGCCAGCAACCGTAGAGCCAAAACCAACAGTGCCACCAGCGGAAAGCACGATGCCATCAGCAAAAACATCGGGATTAGCGGAAGTGCCAATATCCAGCGTCAGCGTGGTGCCAGGGTCAACACAGCTTACAGCGGAGCCAGCACGCGAGACTGAAGCGCCCAAAGGAAGGTAGCAAAGGTTGAACGTGTCGTTTCCAGCTTCTGATCCAGTGGTGGTGTAAGTGGCGCGAAGTTTCTTCACAGTGCCGCCCACGCTTTTAGTGCGTGAAGGACGTTCGGAGCCATCGAGAAGAGCGGCAGCTTGCGCTGTAAAAAGAGAGGTGTCAGTAAGTGCGGCCATAAAGGTAGAGTCTTGAAGTTTAGGTTGAGAAAAGGGCGGCTTTCAGACCGCCCTTTTCAATTCAGGTTATGGGGTTTCGTCGGCGTAGATGCGAACAACCTTAGCGTTCTCCGTGCGAACCGCGCCCATCATGGCGATGGAGCGAATTTGGAGAGCATGGCGGCGAGTTGGAAGCGGGTCCATTTTGGTGGAAACGCCTTGGAGGGAGAACTTAATTGCCGACTTGTGGAAGGCAAAGCAAGAACGAACGTCCGCGATGGTTGCAACGGTGCCGACTGGCAAGCGCTGGGAGTCGATGAACTTGAAGCCGAGGAATGATCCAGGCTGGCCGTCAACAAGAGCTTTGACCGTGTTGTAGTCGATGCTTGTTAGCTCAGTAGTGCGGAGAAGGTCGTTGACCTGCTGAGCACCGTAAACGAGGTAACGATCAGAAGGCGGCACCTCGGCCACATCCATGAGATACTTGGCGCGGCGAAGCTTGGCGATTGTCAGGCCAGAGCTTGCACTGCCGCTTTCCGCGTAGGTGGAGGCGATAGACTGAGACGATGGGAACGCGTCAGCAGTCGTTCCTTCTTCGCCAATGTAACGAGTGGCATCGAGAGCAGAGATGATGACATCATCTTGCGTGCGATTCAGCGCTGTGGCATGTGATTGCACAGCGTCCGAAGTTGGCAGCACGATGGAGCCAAGAAAATGATCGTCCCACTCATCGAAGACGGTAGCGAGTTCCCAAGGGTTTTGGGTCATCCAATACTTGGAAGCGTCAAACTCACCATCTGGAGTATCGCCTTTACGGGTGATGATCTTCGAGAATGCGCGAGCGGCTGCAAGATTGAACCACTTCTTTTTACCAGTGAAGTCAGCACGGGTAACAGCAGTAGCGAGGCGGGCGTCCCTTTGCTGGAGCGCCATGTCGAAGTTTTTTTGAAACTCCGTTGGATAAAATGTGTCGATGTCAGCCATAATGGGCGGAAGATTGGAGGAATTGAGGATTTGCCAATTCGATGAATCGGCGGTGGAAGTTCATGCTTCTCGGTGTCCCAGGTTCTCTGCGGTGCAGGCCTCGTTATGCCGTGTCTGGCATTGTCCTTACGGGTGCCAACGTTTCCAGATTCTCACAAATGAGAATCGACGCAAGTTCTTTTTTCTCAAAAAAAAGAATCAAACTTTAAAGCGCTGCTATTATGCATTGAATCGCCTGCGCCATCGGCTTTATTGAGTCATGACCCAAAAGCAAAAAGACATCATCGCATTAGCAAAGAAGCAGCTGGCTCAGGCAAAGGATGCGCTTGCGGAGGCCAAGAAGTCAGCTCCAGAAGGCAGCTTTTCCGCGCATCTCAAGAAATACAGAAAAACCACAGGCATGACCCTTGAAGAGTTCTTCAATGCATCAGGACTTTATGGATCTGTGACGTGCCGCCTTGAATGTGGCGGTGCTGATAATGCTGGTCTTTTGACTTTGACCAGATACGCCCATGCGTGCGGCGTGCCGTTATCAAAAATATTCAGAGAGTGGGAGGATTCACAATCAGGCCTGACGATTGACAAATTAAATGAAAGCAAGCGCATCATGGGCGTATCATAAACACCAAAGGCGGTGATAAAAACACAGAAAAACCCGCCTCCCTTTCGAAAGACGGGTAAATTAAGGCTTTGAGGTAATCGAACCCTCTGAGCACCCTCGCCAGAGGTAAGCCGTTTGAAATCGTTAAGCCCTGCTAGCGAGATAAAACTGCTGCATTTGCCTCGCGGCTTCCTCTTGCTTAGCAGGTCCAAGCTTGCCTTGGTAAGCATCCGAGATGCGTAATTTATCCATGCGCTCCTCATAGGTAGCCTGTGAAGATTCAGCGCCGATGAGTTTCGTATCCTCGCCAATGAGCTTATCGACAGCCAGCGCGGCCTTGATGAACTCGGCATTGTTCGCCAGCTCGCTTGTGTTGATGTCGATCCCAAGCGCAATAGCTCCACGGGCTGCACGTTGCCAGTTGTTGGGAGCTTGGTCTTTCCACTCGGCATTCAATCCGTCAATCATGTCATCACGCTGAGCCTTTTGAGCCTCGGCAGATTTAGCCATCATTCCGCCGACGTTCTCGTTGTTAAGCGCGATCAGCTCCTGCAATGCCTCAGGCGGCACGCTGTATTTGTGAGCAATGGTCGCGGCTTTCGTTGCAAGTTCAGCATTCCACTCGACACCTTCCGGCAGATTGTCGGGAGCTTTCAGGCCGTAGCCTTCCGGCTTGTCGGGAGCGCCTGTGATCTTGCGAAGCTCGGACTGATAAGCGGCGATTTCTTCCGGCTTAGCACCTTCGCCAGGCTTTTTGACTTCGCGCTTGGAGCTGAATGCTTTTTCAAGTGAGATGTAGGAAGCACCGAGCTGATCGAGCTTTGGCTCACCTTTGGCTTCATCCCAAAACTTGGCGGGAATGTAATCGGGCCGAGGGTTAAGACTCGGCGTAGGCGGTGGCGCTGGAGTCGGATCGACTGGCGCTGGATTGGCTTGACTTGCCAGAATTGAAGGCTCTGGCGTTGGTGTTTCGATGGTGTCGCTCATGTGTAATCTGGTTTAATGTCTCCTTGCTCGTATGGGTAAACGCTCCAAGTAAGTGATTTAAACCGACCTAAGACGCGAGATTTGGCGCAAATGTAAGTGTTGCAAATGTTCATCCAGCTCAGGAAATACAACGGCGAAGGTCCATATTTCACTAGTTTGCAATGCGCTTTGAAGGCTCCAATAAAATCACGCGCAACCTTCCATGCTGTATAAAACAGCGGCCAATCCTCAAACTTTAAAGTCTGTCTAATGGTGTGATTTTTCATTTTCCGTTTAATTTCAGCCATTCGCTATAGCCGTGCTGGCCGTAGGTGTTCACAAAGCACTGTTGAAACAGTTTTGGATTCTCCTCATAAGTGCAGTCAAAGCCGGATGTGTCGAAAGTGATGCCTGAGCCCGCAACATCACTAACGGGCTCAGGCTCCGAAACGCTGGGAAATACAACAAAACCAGCGTCGGAAATTGGATCAACCGCCGAGGAATTTTCGTCAGTTGGAAGCTCTTCGACGACATCAAAATCAAGTTCAATGCCAGCGGTTTTTTTAATTTGGCTGATAATTCGAGGGCCCTGCTTCTTTAACAGGTATGCCTTGTTGCCGACGATGCTGCCAATCTTCTGGGAGTCTCGGTAAATGATAGTGTCTTCGATTGTGATCATATCTCTTGCTCCTTCGGTTCTTGTTTCTCTTCGTGTTGGTGGATAAAGCAATCCAGCAGCCAGCGAACGGCAGCTTTAGATCCATCGACGCCAGCAGCCTTGATGGCATCACCACTGTTTGTTGGTAAAAACACGGTGCCAAGCACTCCGCCGCAGTCCATGTTCATGCGCCGGAATACGAGCTGGAAATCGTCATTGTTGAACAGACGAGCGGCTGCAAGGTTGACAGTCCGGCGCTCGCGTTCGTTTAGCGGCTGGAGGAGTTCGGGGATGGTCGGAGTCATTTCGATTTTTGTTGGAGCAGTTCACGCATGAGCCGATTCTGTTCAGCCATCTCTTTTACAAGATCCTGCTGAGCTTCCGCCCTTGCCTCTGCTGGAAATAGAAATGGACTTAGTTTTTGTGATTCATGTGCATTAAATGCGGCTAGAATCAGGCAGATTACCACGATGGCAATGCAAACAAAGATTTCAATAAGTGTGAACGCTTTCATTTGTGATGTTCTGTGATGTCGGGTTGAATTACCCGCCTACTAATTCCCTAGCTTTCTCGACTCCGCCAGCGTTTTTTACAGCTCCGGTTATTTCGCTTGCCATCATCGCGGCCTGCTGAGCTTGCGCGGCCTGTGCCTGCGCTTGCATTGCCTGTTCAAATTGTTCGCGTGGAATCATAAGTTTCGGGTCACAGCCTTTAAGCCTGCTACGCTCCGAGAAATAATAATGCCAGTCGATCATCTGCGCGGCAGCTGGATATATTGGAGCGACGGCCATGATAGATTGAACCTGATCGTCAGCGCCTCGTTGAGTCAATGCACGCAAAGCCAGCGCCAGGCGATTTGTCATTGTCACCGTAGGATTCGGCACCTGAATCAAGCTCGGCCCGATCTCGACAATAGCCTCTTCAGGCGGTGGCGGGAGCATCCCATTCTCTGCCCAGCCCTCGAAGCAGCGAATAACGTGAGGGCTGATTGACTCGGTAGTATCACGATCAAAAGCAGGCGAAATAGCCTCAAGTTTTTCGCCCGCTAGCTGCGACGCCTCGAAAGCCGTCATCTCGCGGTTCATCGCCGCGTTTTGGGCGAACATTTGAAACATGTCGAGGTGACAGACGCGCTTAATGATGTCTTGGCGCATCTTCATTCTCTCCATGGCGTTAGCAAGATTGCCAGTTACAGGAAGAGCAAAAAATGCATCTGCGCCGACGCCAGCGGGATAATAATTCGCAGCGCGAGCGGATGTTTTCAGCGCTCCTTCGTAGGTATCTGGAATCATGTATGGAGGAAACGCTTCCTTCTCAGAATGCACATCCACCATTTTTGCCATGAAATTGAGCTGCCGAGACTCAGGCAGTAGCGAGAATCCAGGGCCGAATCCCCATTCGGTTTCAACTTGCAAAGCGTCCCATTTGAGAAACCTGCCCACTGTAAACGGGAACGAGTCAAAGCCACCTTCCTGCACGATTTTGCATGAGGTCTTTTCGACGTAGGCACTCAGGAAAGCTTTACGCTTGCCGACTGCATACCCTACGCCATCGCCTCGATCCTTTGCTGGACGAGGTTCCACGACATGAAGGAAAGTGAACTTATCGCCATTGTCATTTGTCAACGCCTCGGTGACGACTTTCGGCAGATTCTCGCGGCCAAACTGGCCCTCTGCCTGCCCTGCGGTGAGTTCAAACTCACGAATCAAACCCTCGGCGCGGCCCATCCAGTCCGTCCAGAAAACGTACGTGCCTACGCGGATCTTCTCGAAACGAGTCTGGCGTTCGGGTGTCACCTGTGAGAACAGGCAGTCAGTCCCAAAGCCCCACTTGTCGAATAGACTTTCATGCCGTTCAGCGTAAAAATTGGAGTTTGCAACATACTCAGCGCCAAGCATTGAGCACTCACGAAGCCAGTTCTTCACAGGCTCAGAGTTGCGGTGTTGAAGCGTAGGCGTGAACTCAAACCATGGCTGGCTTTTGTCTGTCGTCCATGTCATGTAGCCAGCGACGGCACGCTCTAACGAATCCTTGGCGGTGATGTCGTAAAGGTGGGCGTCGCGTTGATTATTCGGCGTGTAATCTTTTTGAGTGACGCCAGCCTTACGAGGGAAGACATGTTCCGCGATCTCCTGCCACATCGTCTCCCAAACGGCGCGCTCGTTTTTAAGCCGATTATTCTTTTTGATCCAGGCTTTTGTTTGTTCGGTGCCCTCGTTGTAATCGCTCATGAGGTTATTTCATTTTGCCAGCCATGCCTGCGCCTTTAATGGCCTCGTATGCCGCCTGTTTAAAGATTGAACCACCTCTGGCTGGTATCGCTGGCTTTGGTCGTTTGGCATCGTTGACCATTACGCCTTCACCTCCGACGCCGAGCCTGCCCATTGCGCCAAGTGCAGTCGATGGAGCTAACGGATTAGCCGGATTCATCGTTGACCTGAGTCCCTGCCGACGGTTTGCGGCGGTGTAAGCTTGGCTTCCGTCCATCGCGTCTGCACGCACTGGCGCGGGGCCGCGTGGCACTGGCTGAGGCTTTTGTTCTTTTGGCTTTCCTCCCATAATGGGCGGATTCTCTCACTTTTGAGAGACAAGGCAATATCAATTTTGAGAATCGCAAGAAATAGCGGTGCCCATTGCTCGTCACTTTAGGGAGTGTTAACAGCACTCTTTAGACGCGGACACTAAATATTAGCTCGCCGTTGATCCTCAGAAGCCCCTTTTTCAATGGGCTAATCGCAGAGAAGAAAATCAACGGCGAGCACTGTCTTGGTGGACATTTTATTTCTAGCAAAAATTTACGCCATGTAAACCTGATGTTCAGGATGTTTCCGCAAGTCCTGGTATGGCAACCAATGAACATCTCCGCCATTCTTGCGGCAAAAGCCAAGCCATTTCCGCGTCTCCTTGCGTGGATCAATCTCTAAAAACTCCGCCATGTTGCCCACGGCAAGGGTTACAAACACGGCCTCTTCTTGGCAATCCTCGCCAAATTCCCTCACGGCATCCACGGCCAGAATCAAGCAGTCAGGCGACGAGTAAATGTAACTCGACTCGTCCAGGTGTTCCAGAAGCGTCTTTGTGAAGTCCAGGCCGAGTTCAGCGGCAACGATGGCGGCTTGTTTTTGTGGTGTCATTTCAATAACCTCCCGTTTCTTGTTGAGCGTTTCTGTTCCTTCGTGGCGATTCTGGCCCATTATAGCCGGGAATCAAGCCGAGCCTATCAGCCTCCGCCATCGTTCGGACGGCATCGGCAACGTGAGATGCCCAAGTGTGAAGCGGCACATTACGAACAATTCCAGAGCTTGAGTCAGGCGCGGACTCGTAAGCTTTGAGCGCTTTGACGCCACGCTCGCAGCATGGAAGTCGAAACTCAAACGTTGGAAACAAACCCATAACGTAGTCGATGCCCATCCAGACATCGGGGATCACGGGCACAATTTGAATGTTCTTGAATCCTGCCGTGATGGCGTCGGCCTCAAATGTCACGCCGTTTCGCTGTGTCTGGCGTGCATCATGAGGCATGAAGTGTTTTCCGTATTTGTAGCCCTTCGCGTTCATGTGGGCATAGCGCGAAAGAATCGTGTCATCAGCTCCAACGGGGCCGATGTCCACGTCAATCCAGCGCCAACCACCAAAGGGCACACGTTGACCATACCATACGGCAGTATTACGAGGCCCGCCGAGATCCCAGAATGTATGAACTGGCGCACGTCCATCTATCGGGAAAGGTCCGATTCTGCCCTCAGCTGCCGCTTTTGTCATGTATCGGCCATAAATAGCGTTCTCGTTGGCAATATTGAAATCACAGTAAAATTCCTGCCGTATCAGCGGCTCAGACATGCCGGATCGTCTTTCCTCGTCAATCTGTGCAAGCGTGATAGCGCCAGTGTCCTCAACGCTGAGCACCTGGGAAAACCATGACTCGTTCACCGCCGCCATCTTGAGCATGTCAAGGAAATGGTTCTCACCTCGCGGCGTTCCGTTGAACCACGCAAAGCCGCCGTTCTCCGCCAGAATCGGGCGCGTGTAATCCCACGCGAGCGGGTTTTGATTCTGGAACTCGGAGAACACGACGCCGTAATAGTTTCCGCCGACAACGTCCAGGTTATCGGTGCCCAAGATTTGAATCGTTGAGCCGTTGATAAGCTCAATTCGCATATCAGTCTGATTCGGAGGCTTGGCTAGCAGCTCTTTCGGGATGTGGTCAATCACGCGCATTCCGTTGGTGACATCCACATTCAACCAAAGAGCCTTGCGCCCGAGAGCTGCCGTCGGGAAATAATAGGCGTAGTTTGCCTTCGTTTGAATGGCGCGTTCAATAAGTTTGTTAAAGCACAACTTATCTTTTCCTGCCCGTCGATGAAACACGAGAACAACACGCTTTACCTCATCCATCGCTCGCCAGGCCTTGAGCTGGTAATCCCTTGGCGTGAAGCGGTGAGGGAGCTCAATGGTCACTAGCTCTAGCCTCCTGCTTGCGGTGCTTGTGCATTCGGTTGCCTAGGCAAGCGGGACAGCTGCCATGATTCCGGCAGGAGCGATCAAAACGCCTACCCTTGCGGTAGGGCTGCTTTATTGTGCGGCTCATAACTTCCTGATCACAATTTCAGTAACGCCAGAATGCTCAACCTTCTCGGGCGCGTAATGTCCCGCACCTTTGCCAATCTCGCGAAGTGCTCCTGTGGCAGCTGAAAAGTCGGCGACTTCCTCGGCGCTCGCGGCAATTCTAGCGAGGCGTTCAAGCCATTTGTCCTTGGACATGTCGAACTTCTTTTCGGCTTTTACTGCAATTTTGTTGCGAAGTTCCTCGATCCTTGTTGCAACCTTGTTGTCATTAGCAAGTTTTGATGCGGCTGGATCAATCGACAAGGCGGGGCCGCTTGGATCACTGGCAACGTGTTCACGATAAGCCTGGGCAGCTGGCATGTTTAGCGCCACAGCCTGAGCAAACTTTTCGTGTTTTGGGTTCTTCAGCGCTGGCATTTTGATTTTTCCTTTTCAATTATCTTTTCCAGCATTTTATTCACGTAAGCATTCCATGCGTCCGCAAACTCTTTGCTAAAAGCTTCATTATTAGCATAAATCTGCTCGACAACACTCAAAGGAATATCGGTTGATTGATTCAGCGCTGGCATAATTCGTAGAGGTTGCACACTGCAATTTGTTGCCTCGGCTCAAGTTGGTCGTATTTAGCATCGGACACCGAGTTGGCGAATAATGGGCAATGCCTCACATCTTCCCACCACTCGTAAACGCTAGGATTGCCGCCATTTTGAATCCTTTTCAAGAATTCATTGGTTAAAGCCTGATAAAGCCAAACCGGCGTCTCTTTGTGCTGCAAAATATCACTCAACTCTGGGCGAGTGAGTTGAGAAAGCTTTTTTTCAGAATCAAGAAATTGCAATGATGTCATATTCGATAATCCCTCAATTAATCCGTTTTTCAAGATTTTACTTACTTTATGAAAATTGTGTCAAGCTTATTTGGCGGAATGTAGATTTTCAACGAACGGATAGGCAATATCATCAATTTTGTTTCTGCGCCAGATTGTTCGGCCAATCTTCGTCAGTCTCTCGCCCTGGCGCACACAGGCGGCAGTAGCTCTTTTGTGACCGAGGCTCAGTCTTGAGCACGTCTCGCTGCTCACCGCAGTATTGGCAGACTCCCGGCCCATGCGTCTCCGTAGGCACTGGCGGCTCATTGGAGCCGAGCACGGACAACGGCAAAAGGCCGAACAAGCAGGATGCAGACAACCGCTCTGGGGCGTTGGGCGTGTTATTCATGGTCTTGGGTTCGCGGTGTCTGATCCTGGTCGTTCGCTGGAAGAGTAGCGTTTCGGCGGATGCAGGCGACGAACTCCTGAAACAACTCTGACTGCTGAGTCACCCACTCAGGTTGGAGGCACTCGATACTGCCAGCAATGGCGTGCAACCGCCGCTCCATATCATTTGCATGAGCAATCATTGCCACCCCTAGCTTGTTGTCGTTTCCGCGAAAACGAGCACGGATGGCATTCGTTGCGGGTGTATGCCCCAACAGCGAACCAGCCGCTGCACCCAAGCCATCCTCTGGCTGGACTGTAGCGGCTCCATCATCGACCATTTGCCCGGTCACAGGCGTTCCATTTGCATTCATAGGCTATTCTTTGTCGTTGGCTGGGTGAGCTTGTCGTTCGACAAACGAGACTTCACTGCTTCCACGATCTGGCGCGGAGAAACACCGTCACCAATCAATCCAACTTCATCGCGGATTTCTTGGAGTGCGCGGAGCAGTGCCAGCTTCTCGGCTTCGTCCATTGTCTCGCACAGTTTCTCCCGCTCTTTTAGTCGCGCGTTCTCACATTGCAGTTTCTTGACCTCATCGAAGAGGCTCACATTGATTTCGTCTTGGGTCATACTCATAATGTCGAACAAGGTTGCTGCTCCCAACTTCGGGAGCGGTGGTGTCGTGGGTGATAGGGTTAGTCTTTCGCTCTCCCTTCGTGGGAGAGCACAGTGTTCGCGGAAAGAGGTTCTCCGCATCTTGTGCAGTGCGCGTTGTGAAGTTGTGGCCTCCATGCTTTTCTTGGTGTGGCGTAGCTCATGCGCATCTGCATCGGAATCCAATGGCGGAACGATTTGCACCCGCATGGCTTTCCGTGCCAAATCCGCGAACAAGACGCTGCATTGAACGCCGAGGAGCGTCCTTCTTGAAGCGGAGATTTAGAGTCGGCGTCCATAAGCTTATGCGTTAGCCATGACAATAATTCACAACTTTCCCGCTTTCGTCTCGGTATCGAGCGTAAGCCCGTGTCTCACTGCATGAGTCGTCGTTCTCCTCCCACACTCCCAGTTTGGCTTGCAGGTTGTGCATTGCTGCCACGTATTGTTCACACGCGGTTTCCGCTGCTGGTTTGTCGTTGTATATAATGTCGTCCATAATTTAAGAAGGCTAACAAGACGCGCCATCCAACGGCGCGGGCATCTCTGGTTGTTTCGGTTGTCCTGCGCCGCCGTGGATGCGCTCTGCGTTCTCCTTATCTGCGGGTGGCCTCCATTTGGCGGCGGCATGTTTCAACGCCACACCACCACAACAGAGAGCCGTTCTGCACGATGCTGCCGATGCTTCCTTTGCCGTCGTCAATGTCCACTGTCCAGCCGTAGCTGGTTTCCCGTGCCGTGGCTTTCATCTTTGGTTCCAGCGTCTCGGCAGCGGCAAGAGCTTGAAGTTCTGACGGGAAGCCTTTCGGCATGTTTGGTGCTTGGGAGAAGTCAAGTTTTTCGTATGTCTTCATAATGGAGTCTAGGGTAAATCGAAGGAGAACAAGCGGGATGCAGGCAACGGCTCGAAGGGCATCTGTCGTGGAATCAAAGTCATTCGCTCGCCGTCGCCTGATCCGCGACGTTCGCATCAGGAATCAGCCCGTGTTTGCGAAACGTCCCAATGTCGTCAGGATGAGCCTTTGACCAATCTCCGCCTTGCCGAAACAGGCTATTTGATTCAGTCCCCGATACGCCGTCCGCAAAGTTCTCTTTGAGCAGCACCGCCACTGCGCAGAAGTAGCCGCGCTCCCAATCATGCGAACGCTTTGCTGCACTCAACGGAGTGGGCTTTTTTGTCGTAGCGGTAGATTTTCGTTTGGCCATATTCTATTCCTTTGGTTGAGTTTTTTCGCCGCCCACTCCGTAAGTGAGCAAGGCGTTCGGCAGAATTGGGGACATCCAGAACGCGGGAGGATAATGCCAATCGTGATAGCGGTCGTCTTGCTGGTTGTAGATCGACCACTCGCACTCGTCTTCCCATCGAGTCACCATACCTTTGAGCCAAGTTGCCCATTCAGGCGACCACATCAAAACATCGACTTGATCGCCAATCTGTCCGGGCAGCTTATCCGCCGTTTTAACCCAAGCCGAACAAGCCGCGTCAGGACAACCGTTACCAGCGCATGCAGGCAATGGCTCGGAGGTGGTCTGTTGTGTTTTCATAGTCATTTGCTCGCCGTCGCCTGATTTTCGATGTTCTCCGCCTTCCGTTTCGGACGCTTGGCGGACTTCAGCGCGGCGAGGGCTAGCGACTGGATTTGCGCGTGTGGAGTGTTGACGCCCTGCTCCCACTTGCGGAGAGTCGATGCACTGCGACCGATGGCAATAGCCGCCTGACTCTGGGAGAGTACGGCGGCGTTGCGGGCGGCTTGGAGTTGAGCGGCGAAGGTCATGCTAGCCATTTTTCAACCTATGCTCATCAAACGATTTCGCAAGCAGACCATCCAACGATGTCACCTATGTTATTGTGCTGAGCCTTTTCCATGAGGATTACGCGAGCGCTCGCGAGTAGCCCGCCTGTCCCATCTGAGGTTGTTTCCGCAACCTCTAGGTTGATGCGTAACCACTCGCTCAGATATACACGGCGGATTCTGTCTCCGACCTTGTGACCGAACCCCTTTTTCCAAGGGGAAGATGTGCGACCTCCATCTATCGGCGGATGATAGAGCGTTCCACGATTGAGTGTGTCGCAATTAATTTTGGTTATGTCGTTTATTTTCATGAGGTAGTGTGTTGACGTGATCTTCATTGATCACACTGCATATTATATCCGATTCGGATACAGTCAACAAGAGATTGCATTTATTTTCATTTTTCTTTGCAATCCCCGTTTTATCAGCCTCCAACGTGGGTATCGGCGGAGAACAATACGCTTCTGATTAACTCGCTCCGCTCGTGTCAGAGCTGAGATCGTTTTGCGTATGAATTTTGGCGCGAAGTTCCTCGGTGTATTTCTTGTGGTCGCACCGTCCAGCGGCCTTCCAAAGTTCCATCGCTTGGGCCTCGGTGACTTTCATCACGGTATGATCCGGCAGTTGGAGTTCTTTGCAGTGGGCCGGAGTTACGTCGAAATCGCAAGCATTGATGATGCCGCACACATCGCATCGGCGAACCAAAGCATAACAAGTCGTGGCTGGAGCAATTGCTACCAGCGGGGATGTCGGTTTTGTATTCATTATCTTGGGGCGCTGGTAGTCATTCTGCAATCTCCTTTAAAGTAAACCTTGGACCATCGAAATAACAAAGAATTTTATCGCCTGCCGCAAAGCCTCGCGCAAGCTCGACAATGATATAACGTCGATCACGAATGATTTCAGGCTCCTTTTTTTCCTTGCTGAAGCTACTTTTTTTCTCCGGTGCCGTGTAAACATGCGCGACTTTTAGCCATGCCTCGCAATCCATCGCTAGAGATTTGGACTCTCGGACATCGCCGTCTGAGTTCTCCTGGGCAACGGCAATAATGGCGACGTTGTATTTCTTCGTAGCGTCGCAAAGGCTCAGCGAAACGTGCGCAAGTTCCTGCTCTCTGTTGCCGCATTTCTGCCGAGTGCGTAGCTTGCCGACAAGATCGACAACGAAAAGCTTAAAACCCGCTTGAGCTTCAACGCGGATTTGAGCCACGATATCCTCAACGTAGCGGCCTGCGCTGGTATCAATCTTGTAAGTTTTCCCAGCGTCAGAGCGTAATTTCTTCACCGCGACCTGATACGCCTCTTGTTCCTCGCGGCTTTTGAAGCCGTGGCGATCAATTCCGCCCAGCGAAACGCTGGATTCAGCAGCAATCAGCCTGCCTGTGTATTGCACGCGTCCTAGCTCGTTCGTGAAAACCACTGTAGGAAAACCTCGGCGCGCTGCGTGAATGGAAAGATTACCAGTCAGAACGCTCTTGCCGCTCTTCGTGGGACCGGTGACAAGCCAGTATTCATTTAGCCCCATTCCGCCACAGCCGCTATCAAGCGACGGGATGCCAGTTGGAATGAGGGGCGTCAACCCTGAGTCTATGCGGTCTTGAGTCTGACACATTGCCTCAATATGCTCGTTCAGGCACTCGCTGAGGGTGGCGGTAGTGCTGGCATCATCAGAAGCGCCAGAAACGAACGTCTGAACGGTGGCAATCGCTGTGTTAATCGTCGTATCAATGTCAATATCTGCCTCGGTGCCGTGCAGCTGGAGCTGTCGGAGAGCCAGCGCGTGACCGTGAATGGCGCGGCGTTGCTTGTGGAGATCGACTAGCGACTTAGCATAAATCGCTGCATGAGACGGAGACGGGATGAAGCAGAAAAGCTCAGTGATCACCGAGGGCCCGCCGCATTTTTCAAGTTTGCCTTGGTCACGTAGCCGATTGGTAAGGAATACGGCGTCGATAGGCACATCCTTATCATCCATCGTCAGAATCTCGCTGTAAATGGTCCTCAGTCCCTCATGGTAAAAGCACTCAGGCGATACTTTGGCGCGGATTGTGGAAAGCTTTTCAGGGGCGTTGAAGATTGCAGATATGACGCCTTTCTCTGAGTCTTCCGACCATGGAAGGGATTGATTCAGGATTGCTAGGCAGTCCTCGGCATTCATCTGCTCGTTGCGTTTGCGTCCGTAGGGTGATTCGTTCATTGTTCGCTGTCTTTGAAGGTTTGGATTCGGTCAATTTTTGCGCAGACGAGGGCTAGGCTTCCGCAGTCTTTAATCATTGCAGGTGCGTATTTGTCTCTGGCTTTGTCCTGGATGTAAATCAGGTAATCTCTCCAGTCTTCCGGCGTCATGTTCGGTTTGCGTTTGAGTAGCGTCTTGAGCTGTGCGTTATCGGCGGCGTTTGGCCTGTCGTATTCGATCCCCTTGGATTCGATGTATTCCCGAAAGATCGAAACGAATTCCTCGCGTCTTGGGTCTAGCGGTTCTGGTTTTGGTTTCTTGGTTTTGGGTGTTTCCGAATCCAGTTTGAGCACATCGTCAACGGGAGAAGGCGGAGCCGATTCCGTTAATAATATATTGGAGATAGAAGACGGAGACGGAGAGCTATCGTTTGCTATGGTGTTTGCTAATGGCAAAACGATGGGTGTGCTATGGCTCTGCCATCGCTTTTTGGCTCCATTTTCGCCAGCTTTTTTCTTCGCCTCTCTGTAATCGTGCTGTTTAATGCGCTCAGACTCAAGCCTTTCATTCATGCCGCCTGGAAACTTTGACAACACTTCTGGCGTTACGCTGGTTCCGGCAATGCGAGATAATTTATTTCGGCAACTCGGAATTTTTCCCTTCGTCCACTGGAAGCAAAGTAAGCGAATATATGCTCCGACTTCCTTTGCGGAAAGGTCACAAGTGCCCCCGATAAAGTCGTCTGGGTAGAATTGAAAGGCGGGCGGTTTCATGACAATAAAAATCCCTCAACACTGCCGCCGAGTTGGAACGCGCCCAATGAAAAAGCGCCTCGACGGCAGGATTGAAGGATTAATGTTTGAATGCTCATTGTGTATTTGCTGGAGGGTTCCAATCCTCGGTTCAGCGCTTTTGTTTTACTCTCTACCCGTTACCTTGTCCATAACATTCTCACATTTGAGAGTCATGATTTAGCCTCCCACCGTGAACATGCCGCCCACTTGAGGCGAATGTCTGTTCCTGGTCCGCCCGTGGCATAAACAAGACGACATTTGTGATACGTCTTAGCTAATCTGACGGCGTAGGAGTGGCGGCAGGTTTTGCAGGTCTCGCCTTTCGGCCCTTAGCCAATCGGCGCGGCGTTGCCTTTAGGCTGCCCTTTCTTGGCCTTGTGCGGCCTCATGGGTTCATCCCAGTTGAATAGTGATGGATCATTCATGATTTAAACTCCAGGTTGTGACTTTTCGCCCATCTCGTCATCTTTTCGACGCTGTAGCCAACTCGCTTTTCAGCTGCGGCTTTGGTGCAGTTGGAATGCCGGAGGTGATGCCAGCGTTTAATCAGGCGCTTAACCTCGTCTTTCGGCAGGGATTTGATGATGTTTCGGGTGATCATGAGTTTACGGGGACGATGTAAGTTATTTTTTTATTAGTGCCAATTCCTCTGCGGATTAATCCAGGTCGTGCATGGTGTTAGCGCTGGATTGCTAATCTCATCCGCATACCGGAACCGCCAGCCGCAAGGCTTTCGTCGATGTTTTCAGGATTGTGGTATGGGCGTAGTGTGATGTTTTGAGTTTTTATATCACCATGGGATTTCTTCGTCTGTCTGAGGTTCCTGTGCTTGCTGTTGCGTTTGCCGAGTGGTGCGTTGCTGTGGATCTTGACGCCCTTCATTCGTCCACTCCTTGCCATTGCCAAGAATCGGCATCCTATCGGCCCGGCTTTCGCGTTCATCCTTGGTTTGTGGCTCAACGATAAAGTGAGTGTTGCCGTAATTATCCTCGCCGTTCTTGTTGCTGACAGCCTCAAGATTCAAGTAAACCTTGCCGTTTTGATGCGGCTTAGCGCGTGATTTAGCGACCCGAATAACGACACACTCCTCGCCTTTGATGGTTGCTTTGCAGGCTCCCTGGAGTTGGAGCAGGTTGATTGAGATATTTAGTTTCTTCATTATTTAAGATATTTAATAATTTCTTCCTTTGCGACATCAAAGCCGCGACAGACCACGACTTTATAGCCGTTCTCTGACAACCTGCGATGCCATTCTTTCTGCGCTTCCGAGACAACACCGCCAGTTATGCACTTCATTTCGATAAACATTCCTGAATATCCGCCGCGAGGAATCGCAAGGAACAGGTCAGGAACGCCAGCTTTGAGGCCTTCAGACTTCAGTTTGCCTGCCTGCGCTTTTGAAACGTGCGCCCCGTTAGGCACCGAGAAAAGCGCGGCAAGCTCGTGAATTGTTTTACTTTGGATCGTGGCCCACGCTACAAGGGCGCGCTGCTCGATGTGTTCGGAGTAGTTGGAAGTCATAGCATTACTCCAACTGTCCAACCTTGACGATTTCCAGCGATCCCTTGCCAGTCTCAACGCAGCCCGTTAAGACCTCGTCACTCAGTTTATCCAGCGCCTTGCCTTTTTTCTGAGTTGCGTCCCTCAGCAGCTCCTTAACCGATCCGAGGCCAATCGAGCATTCAGCCGTAAAAGCATCCGCCGTGACACCGTGAGCAGCGCAAGATGCAAAGACTTTGCCCACGTCCGAGATTGAACGACGGCCCTTTTTCTCCCGTGTCGTATAGCCTGGGATCTCGCCAGCTTCCACACGCGCCTTAAAACTTGCCTCTATTGCGTGAGCATAGCGCTTGACCATCGCTAGCCCGTTGTATGCCGCAATATGCTGCTCAGGACTCAACTCGTTAGCACGCGCCCACATTGCAGCCGCTTGGGTTGCGCCATCCATTCCGGCAATCGTCATAGGGTCGATGCGCTCAATCTCCTGCAACTGGGCATCTCGAAACGTCTGACAACCAAAACGAGCCGCGCAATGATTGCACCAATCGCCTGCCTTGCGATCATCAAGCGTTGACTTGAGCTCAGCGGCTAACGTTCGATCAAGCCAATCTTTAGCCTCAAGAAATGAGAAAAAATGATAATCCGCCTTAGTTGGCTTACCTTTCCAAGGTTGAATAATCGCCACCCGCAAAGTGTGGAGATCATGTTTAATAAAGGCAAGCACCGCGAGGCTTGCTAATTGCGGATTCTCAAGAGCGTGCGGATGCCTGCCGTGCAGCGCCTTAAAGTCGATTAATAAGCCATTATTCGCAATGCCAACGCCATCGCAATTGTGGCAATTCATCGCTTCTCCATCATACATAATAGCTCCAGAGCCTTGGCATTGCTGGCACCTTCTATTCTGAATATAGAGAGCATCAAACTGACCCGTAAATACAACGTTAGCTAGCAAATTAGGGCGGGCTACAACAACGCGTCCGTGATCTGTCAAAGCATAACGAATCTCTCTAAACTCGGTCGGATTTTCACCATCGCCTTGCCACTCAGCCAACAGCTTTTTTTCCTGTTCATCGCACATTTCCGCAGTCTTAACCGCATCGAATGGCGATTCATCTTCGTTCGCTTCACCTGCAAGAATGTCGTGAACTTGGTTGCCCTTGCCAGCGTCCTTCGTGTCGCTGTAGTCCTTCGCGTGCCGCTCCATTTTATGGGACGGCGGACAGTTAAAGATTCGATACATCTTGGAGCCGCTAGGCACGTCTGGAAATGGGTTATTGTAAGTGCTCATTGGTTGAAATCCTCCATTTCTTCCTCTGGAATGATGATATATTCCCTCTCGTTGAAAGGGTGCGTGAGTTTGGCTTTTTCGATGCCATCTTGAGCCTCGTCTTCGGATTTGAATCGAATGGCTAAATCTGGCGTGTAGTAGCGTGTTGGGTTGCTTTCGTAACCCGCAAGCCAGCACATACCGCCCTGCGTGTCGGGCAGTCCAACAACGTATTTTTTTTTGCTCATGCTGTGAGTTTGTTGTGAAGTTTCATTGCGATCCAGTGCCAGACCGAAACTTGATTTGTTATGAAGTGCGGGCAGTCGTGATCATTTGTCCATTTGCCATCATGAAGGAAAAAACTGCCTTCAAATTTAATCAGCCAAAGCTCAAAAGAAACAGTCGCCTCATCCTCGTCAATCGTGACGCTAACAGGAACATCCCAATCAAGCATGGCTACGCGGAAGGTATCGCGGAGTTCGTTAATTTGATCTAAGGTCATTGCGCTGATATTATTTCACTCCTTTCAAAATTTGAACAATCGCGTCGAGGTGCGTGAGTGCTGCCGTGATGACATCGCTTGGAGCCTCAGTTATTACGACGTATTCAGGATCGGCCAAGCCTTGGTCGGCTAAGACTCCGTAAACGTCAGGCCATGTCACGGTGGCTGCGGCTAAGCGTCCACGCAGCGTCTCGGATAGTGAGGCGTCACCAGCCAAGGAAAAAGATTCCGACTCCGCATTAACCTGCTGGCGCACAACCTCAACAGGCGCGGAGTCGGTCGCTGGCGACGTTGCCAGAGATTTGTATGGTGGAGGCTGCGGGCATTCCTCCGGCTTTGGAGCAGCCTCCCTGAAAAGCTTGGATTGAGCGGCGTTCGGTGTTACGTCGCGAGCCATGCCGATACGCTCAGCCTCATCTTCATCAGTGATGCCGCTGAAACCAAACGCCACGCGAGCGCATTGAATGGTTGCTTTGTGGCGCAACATTCGATGTTCCATTTTCCATGGGTCGGTATTACGGCGGCACTCAGACAGATACTCGGTGACGCTTGTCGCATGTTTGCGATCTTTGCGGTAAATCATAGCCGTGCATGAAATAAGCTTGCCGTCAGACTCGCAGAACTCAAACTCGATGCCATCGAATTGAGGATGGTCATTCATCATACGCAGCCAGCCGTCAATGGAGACGACCGGAACAATGCCGCCGCCTTTAGCAGGGAAGGCGTAGATTTCCTTCGTAAGGGGATTCAGACCGTATTCATTGGCGACAATGACAAGGCTCATAAGCTCGTCATCAGAGGCGCCCTTGAACACGGTATTCTTCAGCGTGCTAAGAAGCTTGGCGGGATCAACGTTAAATTTGCCCGCCATGGTGGCAAGCGCGGATGGTTTGGCGGTGGTGGTGGTGAGTTGTGATGACATGGTATGTGATGTTAGCTGAATGAAAGGCAGATAATGAGAAGCCCCAGCAGGATGCCGCCTGCGATGGCTGAAAGGATGATTTGAACTTGAGCGCGCTTGGCGTCACGTTGTGCGGCTAAGCGGCGCATTCGCGGCGTTGTGTCGCGGCTGGTCCATATCTTTTGTTGTTCGTAGCTCATGATGCGAAGATGAAAAACAGGATGTGGAAAAGGATGATGAGAAGAACGGCGCTTTCAGTTTTCATCGGTGTTGAGATATTTGACCGCGCAGAATACAACTTCCAGCGGTGTGCTTACGGAGATCTTAACCTCGTATGTCTCGGCCTCGTTCATGAGAACTAAACCGGATCGGTGGCCGTATTTGGTAAGGCCGATGTCGCGGGTTGCTGTGATGTAGCAATCGCCTTTCTTGAAGGTAATCGGCTTACCGTCCATGATGCCGATTTCGTTGATTTCGTGCAGCTCGTAGTCCATCTTGATTATCCAGTCTAGCGAGCTGGCAAACCATCGGCGATGGCTGTAATTGAGATGCACGAGCCAGGGCTTGAATAAATCGAGGTCAATCATACTCGCTCCCCCTTTCTAAAACGCTTTGGAGCTGGAGATTTACGCTTGAGCAATGCAGCCAAGCCTAATTTGATAAACGACTCAGCCAAAAACTGAATCGACTGCTTTTCTTGTGCCGCGCTGACGCGCAGCTGCGAATGAATAGACTCGCTGATTTTTAATGTCTTAGTTTCCATGATGTTGTCGTAATGACGCAACATCTAAACACAAAGTGTAAAACTCTACAAGTGGAAAATAAAATTATTTTTATCCACGTTAAACCAACCTCTGAATATCCTGCCTGTTGCTTTCCATTTTGGCGCGTTTCGATTCCTCATGAAGCGCCGCCTTATCGCACGCAAAAAATAGCGCAATCACGCCCAGCAATCCCACGGCGATAAAAGCAAAAATGACGCCTATAATTGTAGTGATCATGTCAAAAAAGTGGCGCAGGTCCGGGCATTGCATCCGGTGGAGGCTGTCGGGTTATAAGTCCGCTCCTTACCCTGCATTTAGTTACACCCCCGTTTTATCACCGTCCTTAGCTGCGATCAAGCCAAGACTAACAGCCAGCGCCGTTACTTGGTGAGCGACATTCGCATACTGAGGAGCGACGACGGGAACGATAACGGACGCGAGGCCGAGGAATCCGGCGAGTGAGGTTTTCCAGTTTTTGAATAGGTTTTTCATGGCTTTATTTTTCTTTGCTCTTTGTTAGACTCGATTGAATAGGTTTTTCATGGCTTTATTTTTCTTTGCTCTTTGTTAGACTCGATTGAATA